AATATGGACGATCATCAAGTCAGATACGTCATTAGATGGATAAGAAGAGTAGAAAAAGCACATGGCATTGGAGGTGGTAATGAGTAAAGAAAGAGAGTTACTGAAGAAGGTATTAGCAACGGGGTGGCTAGATCACACGTTAAGTTGTGAAGTAGAAGCAATTCTTACATTACCTGAGCCGATTAAAGAAAGAGAGGTATCAGGAAAGATTATATCTACAGATGATGCGTGTAATTGGAATCTTACAGTAGGTGCTTTAAAAGACTACGATCATGTGTATGTCAATGGGATTAGGTATGTAGAGTTCCAACCTGAACCTTTAACACCTCGACAAGGGCTAGAAGAATATAAAAAAGGATACTATCAAGCAGAGTTGGATTTGAAACGTGAGCCTTTAACCGATGAAGCCGTCTGCAAGATATTATTAAAGAAAGAATGGAAAGGTTTTGTTGAGCTGGTTCGTATTATAGAAAAAGAACATGGTATTGGAGGTGGGGAATGAGTAAACCAGCGGCATTTATTATGGTAGAAGGTGGACGAACTTGGCTTAGAGCTAGTGCTGAAACCGAAGAAGCAATACGAACAGGCTTTATCATGGAGAGTGTACCTTTATATACAACACCACCAAAACGTGAGCCTTTGAGTGACGATGTAATAGCAGATTTATGGGGGGATAAATATGCTGGTAAAACTTTTATGGTTCGTAACTTTGCAAGAGCAATAGAAAAAGCACACGGCATAACTGGAGGTGGGGAGTGATAGTTTCTATAGGGTTGTTAACGGTAGCTATATGTATTTGCTCATGGCGTATAGGGGAGCTAACAAAGCTATTGAAAAAGCACACGGCATTGGAGGTGAATGATGAATAACATAAAAGAACTAACAGAACTATATGGCGTAACTGCAAAAACACCAGATAGCTTAAATATATTTATAACCGAGGTTTATAGTCATGGCTATCATGACGGTAAAGAGTTTTCACCTACACCTATATCACTACGTGACCACTTTGCTGGTTTGGCTATGCAAAGTTATATAGCTATTTATTGTAATAAGGGAATCTCTGATTGCCCAGATGATGACCAAATTGCAGAGTATTCTTATCACCAAGCTGATGCAATGATCGCAGAGAGGAATAAAAATGATTAGCGAAAAAGAAATAGAAGAATACATAAATTCATTAAGGTCATCAACAGTTAGTGAAGAATACTATTCTGAAGAATGGGAAGAAGGTTTTGAAGATGGCGTACGATGGTTAGAAAAACAACTGGAGGAAAAACAATGAGTAAAGGTTCAGCACCACGTCCTATAAATGATAGGAAAAAGTTTGAAGAAAATTGGGATAAGATATTTGGAGATAAAAAGAAAGAGGAAAAGAAATGAAAAACATAATATTAATTTTATTACTAATTCCAACTATAGTGTTTGCTTGTGATGATGATAATAACTATCAGTTAGCAGAAGAAGCAAGAACAAGCAGGATAACTAACGAATTACGCCAACAACGACAACATGCGGATTATAACGCTTATGTAAACGAACTTAACCAAGAACAACAAATACGTCAAGAAAGAAACAACGCTTATCAAACACAAATGATCTTGCTTGATGGTCAATTTGTTCGTAAATAAAAAAAGGGAGTTGGTTAAACAACTCCCAAAGCTACAGAGCGCAAACTATTTTTTCCTTTTAGCTTTATCAGCTTTTACAAACTCTTGAGCAACATCAACTGGTATCTTGACTTTCTTTGCAAACTTAGGATTATGTGCTGCTGCTTGCATTAACTTTTCTTGTGCTTTTGATTTTGATGGCATTATCTATTCTCCTTATTTATTTTGATATTGTGTTAATGCGCCATACAAAGCATTACGACCAGCAGCCGATTTCATATCAGTAGTTGGAGATAATTTATACTTTCGCATCAACATAGCTGCATATGCAGGGTCTAATTCTGCTTTCGCTAATATATCAGCAATCTCACCAGTTCTTCCAGTAACATTTGATAAGCCTCTTGTTACTGGACGTAAAATATTAGATAAGATTCCAGGTTGATCTTTAACATCAGAACCAAGTAATGCTCTAGTAACATCATCAGAAATTAATTCATTCATTTTAAGGTTTTGCATAGTATTTGATGCTCTAGCAATACCCATGCTTCCTCTTGTTCCTGCGGTTGCTGCTCTTTGTGCATTTTCAAAAATAGCTTGCTGATTAGGTGATAACTTACTCATTGCTTTTTCATTAAGAATTTGAGTTCTTAAGTTAGCAGCAGACAATGGAAATACCTCTTCTTGAATACCTGTTCTATTACTAATAATTGGTGTTTTATTAGTTGCTTGGTTAATCATTTTTTCAGCTTGTTTAGATTGATTAAGTTGTCTTACACCAATAGCTTGTGTTTTTAAGAATTTACCAAATTCTGATTCAGTATTTGTTAATGATTTTGCTAGTTCTGTTTTTACATTATTCAAAGCTGTTCCTGATTTTGCAATTTGCATTGAAGCAGGATCATCATATTTTCCACGCAAAGCATCATCAATATACTGTTTAAAATTATAAACTTCATTAAACCCAACATCTCCTTCAGGTATTTTCTCTTTAATACTTTGTAATGCACCTTCAATAGCTGGATTTCCTTTGTTCTTAAGTAGTGCGTTATCAATAGAATTTATTACATTATCAATATTAGTTGGTAAGTTTCTATCTCTCATAGGCTTAGAAACCGTATTAACAACATCATATAGATAATCTTGTTTTTTAGTTATGCTTGCATCAGAACCAATAGTTCTATTAACATAGTCTTTTAATGATTTGGCATTGTTAAATAAACGCTCACTTAATATTGTGGATGAATTAGGATCATTTTCAACAAACCTTGCCAATGCAGATATGCCAGCGTTTCCTGCAATATCTGATGTTTTTGGTTGAAAGCCAGCAATAGGTTTAACACCCTGCACGCCACCAGTTTCTAATAAGTTAGCAACAGTACCAGCTTCAGCACCAGCTTGACGATTTAATAACCTACCTGCCAATGGTTCTAATGTGCCAAAACTACTTTGTCCTGTCCTTAATACCGCTCTCGATGTTGGAGCAGCCATTCCTAATACGCTACCAGCTCCAAGTCCAGTCAACATTCCAAAAAGACTTTGCTCCCATTCTGGCAATCCTTTTTCTTTTGCCTTTTCAGTAGCATATTTTGATAAACCAGCAGTTATTGCAGTTGCTTTTGGAGCATTAGACCCAATCATTGTAGCTGCCATTGATGGAATGGATTTAATTTTGCTTAACATTCCTAATGGAACAGCAAATCCAGATATAGTTCTTGCAACTTCCATTGGAATTGCTTGCTCATTAGTAGGTTGTGGTAATCCTAAATAATCAGCTAACTTAGTACCATACTGTTGAGTATTTATACTTTCTGGTGGTGTTAATGGAGTTACAACTTTATTTTCAGGCATGCCAATATTGCCTAAAGCACTAATTGCATTATAAATACCAGCAGGAGCTCCAGCGACACCCTCTAACATAGCACGTCCACCAAGACCAAACATAGATGATTTAGGTTTGTTTTCTTGTGCAGTTGGTGTGCTAGCAACAGTTTTTAATGGCAGATCATACTTATCAGGAGATACCCATCCTTTACCATTCCAAACATTACCACCTAAAGTATCACCAGCCTGTAGGTTGGCTTCTTCAACTTGCTTTCCACTATAATCAGTTCCTTGTGCAGCTAATTCTTTTGCAAACTTTGTGGCATACTCTGTATCGCCTCTTTGTTGCGCTAGATAAAATGCTTTTTGTAAATCACCATAGGAACTCATGGTTTTTCCCCTATTGATTTTAAATAATCAGTATGCGATAAATTAGAATTTCCTGTTGATGATGGAGAATATGATCCATAATCTTTTGGATAAAATTCTTTAGGTATTCCAAGCAACAATCCTTCTATTGCAGTTTTTCTTGCTGCAGCCTTTTGATCTAATAACTCCTGTGGATCATTTGGTCTTGGAAAATATTGTCTTTCTCCAGTTGAAAATTCAGTATCACCAATAACAGCTCCAGATTCAGGTCTTAATACAGAATTAAGAAGTTGGAGTTGAGCTTGCAAAACCTTTTGATCGTTTGTATCTAAATTAGCATAAGCTAAATCATCTACAAATGGCACATTTTCTAAAAATCTTGCAGCTTTTACAGCTGCTGGGCTGTAATTAGTACCAACTTCAGACAAAATCTTATCTGCTTTTATCATTCTTGTAGCAAAGTCTAAATCTTTTCTTTGCCAATCTTTTAATTCAACTGGTGCAGGTGCTTTGCTAATAACACTAATACCTCCTTGTGGATTAACTTGTGCAACATCTTTTTCATTAAGACCAATTTCTTTGTTTTGCGCTGGTGTTAATATATTACCCATAGCACCTGTAGCACCAGTATTAATATTAATACCACCATCTGCTTTGTATGGTTCTCCAACTGGTACAGGTTGGTTATTAGCATCAAGATAGAAATTAACTTTATAACCAGGTTTATTAGGAACACCCATAGAATGTAGAGCAGGTTGAGGAGTTGGTTTTGACAAGTTAGTTATCATATCAAAACCTTGAGATGCTAATACTTTGTCAGGAAGACCAGCAAGACCAATAGCAAATTCTGGCATGGTTATTTGTCCACCCATTAATCCTGTTCCTTTAGTTGGCATTACTGCACCCCTAAATGGTATTGGAATATTATTACCAGCAGTTCCTTTAGTACCAATCAATTCACGCAATTTTGCAAATGAATCTTCCTGTTGCTTTTCTTGTCGTCTATTAGCAGAAACTTGAGCAATCTCACTTAAACTCGGAGGATTCCAGTATTGAGCTTGTTCAGGAACTTTTGCAACAGGTTGGTTGTTACTTTGCATTAGATATGAAAGCATCTCGCCAAGACCTGAGCTTGAATTTTGTTGAGGTTGTTGTCGCTGGACAATATCACCTCTTAACATATCAACAATATTAAATGCCACTACGCACCTCCCATTAATCTTCTAAATAATGACATCATATCTTCGTTTGGATGAATAGCACCAGGCATTTGAGGCATAGTAGCTTGTGGAATACCTGTCTGTGGAAGTTGTGCTACACCAACAGAAGTCATTGGCTGTCTTTGTTGTTGAGGTTGCTGCTGTTGCATAACCTGTTGCATCATCTGCCCATACATGGGGTCATTAGGTTGTGCAGCAGATAGTCCGGCAGATGTATCTTGTGGTGTAACCCACTTTTCCCATTTTTTACCACTACTACCTGTACTTGGAGTTGATACGGCAGCACCTTCAACTGGTGACATCATAGGATTAGTGACTGTTGGTGATCCAGTCATGTGTTGACCAAATTGGGTTTGTGGCAATACAGCACCTGCAACCTGTCCAGACATTGCGCTATTAGCACCACCCATTTTACTGCTGCCCTTACTTAATAAATCCATTAATCCACCGCCACTTGCTCCAGCCGATCCTGCTCCACTCTTAAATAATTCAGACAACATTGGTATTAATTGTTCCCACATAACTATTCCTTATTAATTGTTGATAAAAAGAAATCATGCTGCTCTCTCCATATCCCTTTAAGCTCTTGAGGGCTTTCAATAGATAAGCGATGAATCTCATGTAGTCTTGGATTGTTGTGCCTTTTTGCTATTATGTTTAGATGACTACCACAAAATATATGGTCAAAACAATCATTTTGTTTTTCTGTAAATATTTCAATATCACTATACAAACATTCAAAAACTTGGCCAAACGTGTCCCACATTGTCCAGTTGCCATTTACTTTAAGCGTTGTATATTTTATTAGGTCAGTACAATATTTATTTTCCAGTGCATTAATTTTGTTTATTAACAGTTTTACACAAGGTATATACAAGAATGAAGTGTGTATTCTTGGTTTAGTTATAGTATCGGTATATTCATCAAAGAACTCAGGCACTAGTCTACCAGCCAGCAATTTATTGGTAGTAAATAGTTCTACGTTTTTCCAAAAAATTACATCAGGATCAATTATATATACTTGAGCGTCATCATTTTCACAGTTTAAAATATACCTTAAATAATCACGGTGAAGCACTTGATTTTCCAATTTAACAAATTGTGCATTAACACTATGCGCTGCTTTTTCTATCTCAATAACAGCATCAGTAATACTATTGTTATCAATTACTATAATTTCAGCAGTTGGGAACCCGATACGAATACTTTTAAATACAAGCAATGAACCATATAACTGATTTATATCCTTGCAAAATGTTAATACATATACTCTTTTTGAAACACTCATAAACAGTATTACACCTTGTATTGCGTTGAGCCATCAGCACCGTACCATTCTTCGCCAGCGCTAGAAGGTAGAGTGCCATTGATGTATTTTTGAACTGAATAAAAGGTAGCGCCAGCTTTACCAAAAACACCACCATGCCATGAGGTAGGTAGTATCCTGATAGGCATCATTGAACCTTCCATCTCTGAGCTATAAAACTGACCATTATTTTCAAAGACTACATCGCCAGAATTGAAAACCTCATAACTATCCATATTCGGATGAACATGCAGTTTTATTTCAGTATTAGGCGGCACATGAATCAACTGAACTTGATAGACATCACTTCGATAGACATTAAAAAGTGTGACTGTTTTTCCTAGATCATCTTTATAGGTATAAATTGGATCATCAAGGGGTATATTGAGTGGTCTACCATTGCTAAACCACCAATTTAGAAAGCTAGTTAAGTCATCGTATATCATTTTCCACCACCACCGCCCATACCCATCGCACTACTATTACCAGAACTGCTGCCTGAACTAAGTACAGTTGGTGATCCTAAAGCATTTGCATAGTTACTAATGTTTTGCCACGGCATCATGCCAGGAGCAAAAGAACCCATACCAAGATTTTGCATATTCTGACCCATACCTAAAGCACCAGTAGACACGCCTTGTTGCTGACCTAACATGTTTGACATTAGTTGTTGTCTAGCAAGAGTTCCTTGGTCTGCTTGTTGTGCAATGTTAAGTTTGTTTTGCAAATCTTTATCAAAAGTATTATAACCAACATCTGCTAAATTCTTTTGCAGGTTGCTGTTAATATCATACATTCCTTGAGAAGTAGCAGTGCCATGCCTTGAACCACCAGACATGCCTGAAGCTGTTGCCCTCGCATCAAGATTAGATAGCATATTAGCAGTTGCTCTATTGGCATCAGCAGCATAACCAGCTTTCATTGCATCAGCATAGGTATTACCCTGTCCACCCATCATCTGGGAATAGATGCTTTGTGTGTTAGTTGGAGCATTTAACGATTGCTGTAATGACTCAGAAAGCCTATTGGCATTATCCATGCCTTGATATACACCACCACCTAACTGGTTTTGCCATGCTGGCATTGCAGCTTGGTTTGTTTGGTTAATGTAATCTTGCGCTCCACCCATTTGCTGATTAATGGTATTTCCAACATTACCATAAGTGCCTGCTGCTGCATTGTACATTTGAGTAAGCGCATCAGATTGCCACTTAGGAATCTGTTGCTTAAAATTACTTTGGTTACTTGCGTTGCTTTGACTATAATTTCCACCACCTGACATGTTATTCCCCTAGATTTAAAGTGATTTACCTGTTACTACATACTTCTGTGTCATACCGTAACGGTTCCATAATCGGATGATTGACTCACGACCTGAACCTTCCAGATAAGTTGCACCATTTAATTTCAAAATTTCTTCAAACTGGTTAAATGTATCTTTATTTGTAACACATTTACCACCAATTGCAACAACAAAAGCAACACGATTAGTTGGCCTATTAAAATAAGATACAACTAATGCGCCATGTACTTTTTCATTATCATCGGTTGCAATAATTAATTGCCAGTTACCTTGTGTTAGCATAACTTTTATTTCTGCCGTGTCATAATCGCCAGCAGAATATGACAATGCAGACTCAATAAAATGTTCTACATATGGCCATGTTTGGTTGACATAATTAGTATGTACTGCTAATACTTTTAATTTCATACTACTGGCCTACATAAGTCATAGTTGCTACGTTAGATGCAGTTGATGGTCTAGTTGGTGAAGTTCCTGCTGCGTATGCTTGTATAGTAACACCAGCGTGTGTTGTAGACCACCAGATTTCAACATATTGACTTGCAGTTAATCTAACAAAGAAGTTCCAGCCATTAATGCTATGTCCTTCTATACCACCATGCCTATTGGGTACAGAAATATATCCTGTAGAACCCGCAACATCTGTGCCATTTATACGCAACCAAATACTAACGTCCTGTAATGAATTATCTGTATTTTGAAACTGCGTACTAAATTGCAAATTATATAAGCCACTATATGCAACTGTTATCCTTGATCCACTAACCATACTGACATTGCTACTATAATCAGTAGTATTAAATGTCATAGCATTAGCTGTGTTGGCTGTAACAGTATGTGATACGGTATCTTCAAAAGCGCCATAAGGAGTAGATGACATGGAAGAAAGCGATGTCCAGCCATATGAAGTATAAACCCATGCGCCTTCATAAGTAATACTTGGTAAAATAGCATTAGCAAAATAATAAATCTTGCCGACATGTGGCTTTGTTGGTAATGCTGTCAATATGCTTAAATTACCCAGATCATCAGCCTTGTAGTTGACTGATGTTAGTTGCCTTACTAAATACTCTTTAAGTTCTGGCGATGTTGTAAAAGGAGGTTGTTCCATTATCTTACCCCATTAATTACATATTCTATGTCCAAACCACTTAAAGTAAATGGTAATAAACCAGTTGACTTAATGCGCCATGACAGTAGCTTTCCAGTAGTTCTAATATCTACTTTACGCATAGTCTTAGGATTGAATAATACTTCAGGTTTCCAACGTACTGCACCACCTACAAAATCTTGTGATCCAAGTTGAATACTAACTGATTCATTAGATGTTAAGTGTGGGTATACACTTTGTGTTGTTGTTACCACTTCCTGCCCTTCTAAGGCAAAACTAAGCCTTTCTAGCAACGTATTTTGAACAGTAGTGTTATCGTCTAGCTCTAGTGAAACTATTGCGCTATTGACGTTATTTGTACTTACAATCGTTTTAGAGAATACTGATGTTGGATCATATGTCCAAACCCTTGATGATGTGTCCCAAGTGTCTGATATATTGCTCCATAATAAAGGTGTTGCAAGATTCACACCAAATGTCAATCCTGTTGTTGATGAAGGTATATTGCGAATTGAAGTAGTACCGTCAACGTAGTTAAATATAAACGCAATGTTAGGTAGCTTATTTCCTACTTCTGGAATACAAAACCATATCTCTTTGGTAATAGGATTGGTTAAAGCAAATGAATTAGCAAAATAAGTTGTATCAATGTTGTTAGTTAATCGTGTTTTTAACTGTTTATTTAATATAGACTGTATAGAGTTTCCATCATTAGATAATATATCGCCATCAGATAAAAAGTAATGTGATCCATTGGCTTCTGCTACACAGTTTTTAGCCAACAATCCATGATTAGTCGTTAATACTTGACGTTGCCAAATAAACTCTCCACCAACATAATTTAATAAGTTAATTCCTCTTTCTGAATAAAGAATAAAACTATCTCTTAATGTTTTACCATCTACCAGTGCGCCCATGTCGCCACCAACAGATGCTTTCCCAGCTATGGCAGATAAGTCTGACTCGTCCCAAGTATAAGGTAGACCATTTACATCAGCAGGATTGCTCCAGCGGTAAGTTGATGGAAGTGTTGTTCCTCCTTCTGACAGATTAAGAGCAAATAAAAAGTCTTTATGCGATCTTATAACATTTGCGCTGTAACCTTTTGCTTGCCATGTATGAGTTGGATCAAAATTAAGAGGTTTAAGTATCTGTGTTGTTTGTTGTGGCGACCAATATTCTGGATAATGCTGTCTATTATTAACAATCGGAATACTTCCAAGCATACATCCCTGCCAATACAACTCTCCATCTGTACTAATACCAGGATAGCCAGTTGCAGAAGTTATCGCTGTCCATGCTGAACCGTTATATACCCATGCTGCTGACTGCCCTAGTAGCACATAAAAATTACCGCTTGCCACATTGACTGACATGATTAAACCTGCCTTAAAATTGGCTGGTGGTGTAGCCAATGTTTTAGACATGTTTGATGATTTAATCTTGTTATTTAAAAGCCTGTAATTTGTCCCGTAAGTAAATACTTCAGGAGGAAGATCACAAGGTTCTAAGTCAAAATTTACATTTTGTGCGCCTAAATTATTAATCTTTAATAATGGCATTAGGATTACTCGTACATTATGTTAGCTGATCCAGCATCAAACACTTGAGTGCCATTTATATAAAACCGAATTGCAGTTAAAGTTGCAGGTAACCCTATTGATGCAGATGTAAAGCATAATCGTGCAGCGTTTGTTTGAGAGCCTACAAATGTCCCTACCCATGTATTTCCCGTCATTAAAGTTAATGTTAAACATCCCTGATAAGAATCTGCTGCTACCGCAGTGCCACCAGTAAGATTTATCCCTGCTGAAATTAATGAAGCGCTGGGAGTTGATTGAAACATATCAGTAGCCCCCGAATAACCAGAGGTTGCATAAGTAGTAGCACCATAACCTAATTGTATTAAAGGTGGTGCAGTTCCATTTGTAGAAAGTCCTGTACACATTATTGTAATGCGCTTAGCCCAGCTTGGAATACCAGTAAATGATACTGTTGCACCTGAAAGACTTTGCGCTGTACTTGATATTAAAGGCGCATAAGTAGCCGTTGCTGAGTTGCCTGTACAAGTTGTAGAGGTGGTGGCATTAGTCGCATTGGTAGCATTAGTCGCACTGTTAGCTGTTGCTGAGTTTCCTGTAAAACCAGTGCTATTAAACTGCCCTACAGTAACACCATTACATCTAACATTCATTACGCCATCAGATGCCCATGACATGCCTGTATCTTGTAATGCATCAGAGTTAAACATAAATCCTGCGTCTGCAAGTAATGTTGTTCCTGATACATAACTATTTCCAGCTACATGTAGTTTCTGAGCAGGACTAGCTGTGCCAATACCAACATTTCCAGAACCATCTGCATGTACATTAGCAACAAGGTTTCCAATACCACTATTGTGAAGTGAATTTAACTCAGCCTCAGTTGCTGTAATGGCAGTATTAAATCCAGTTCCAATAGAGCCAGGAAACTGTGCCTGTAGAACTGATTTTATTAATCTTATATGGTTATCACCCTGATTAACTGGGTCAGTTTCGGTTGGGTTTGATGTAATAAAACTTGATATAGTTGTACCTGCTTCTAAGCCCATAATATTTACCCTGGGAAAGTAGTTAAAGAAGTGCCTGACCAAGTAGACTTGGAATCATTGTTTGTTATTTCACTTAATGCTTGATTAAATCTAGCGTCCCACATAGTGGCTGAGTTTGCATCTTTTATGAAGCTATTAATCTCAACTAATAATCCAAAAATATAAGCATCTGGATTGGAGTCAGAAAGCCAGTTGGTTGTTATGCTAGTTGATAATGGTGGCAATGTTTGAAAGTAATCAATCTCTAGTGAATGAGTATTATCATAAAAAGGTTGTACATGAATATCTCCAGAAATAACGGTATAGCATGGAAATTGTGTTTCACCATTGTTAATAATGTTCGCCATCTGTTCTGGATTGACTTGCAACAAAGTTACTCTACTTTTTGAGTTATTATTATCAATAACTTTAATAGAGCGCATAACAGAATAGTTGATTGGCAATGAATAATATTCAGTTGTGCTGTTCATTGGTGTTGTAGCTCTGCATGACATATCAAGCGTCATAAGAAGCCTATTAATACGAGCCTCAGTAACACGCATAAATAGATCAATGCGAGATGTCACCTCTGTATCTTGCCTATCAGCATAACCAAGCGTTAAACTTACAATGTCTGCATAATTCATTTTTTAATTCCAAGTTGCAGTTGGTGGTGTTTGTTTTGTCCATACTGATGAAGTATTATCGTCCTGACAAGTCCATACATCAACAAAATCCTCTCCTATCTCCCAGTTACCAATAAATATCTTTCTTCTTGATGTAAAGCCTACATAATTATATTCACCATTAATGGCATAGACTTTAAAAGCTTTAAGTAAACTTGCATTATTGCCTGTATAGTTATAAACGCCATTTAATGCTGTCAATGTTTGAGAGAAAACAGAATTCATGCCTGTATAAGCATAAGTTCCATGTAATGCGCTTAAACTTCTATTAACCAATAAATCTGATGTTAATCCTATATAGGTATAAGATTTATTTTGTGTTACTAAATCAAGTCCAGCAAAAGGTAATTCTGAAAAAGCAATCGTCCTATTTACTGCGCTGGTTGCTGTTAAGTTTCTATTAACAAGTAAACTGCTTGCCGATCCTGTATAGTTATAAACACCATTTAATGCAGTTATGCTTCTATTATTAAGAATATTAGCGTCTAATCCTGCGTATAAATAATTTCCATACGATGTTGTATTATGCTCAAAATCAGAAAATGAAGATTGCGCAAAAGCGGTTAGCCCAAACATTATTTAGTTATCCCACAATTATTATCCACCACAAACTTTTGACATATTTTAGCATACTCTGCTACTTGGTCTGCTCTGTAGGCTTCAGACTTGAGAAATTCCGTAAGTTCGTTTGAAAGTTCGTATCTATTTTCATCTGATTCAATAACGACTTGGGAACTATTACTTTTTGTTGTGGCGCAACTACTACTTTTCCTACCGCTGTCGTACATCCGCACAGACTTAAAAGAATCACGTTGACTATTGAGTGCATTGATCGCTGATACATTAGCATCCTCCAAATCTTTGTTAAGTTTTAAAGCTTCATCATGAGCTTTGGTAGCCTTCTCAGTCAGCGTCGCAAGCTGTAGTTCTGCTTCTCTATTCTGTGCAGTTATACTATCAGACATGTGCTGAATTTCAGCTTTACTTATCTGGTGCGAAACACCATAGCCAGAAGCAAAACTTGCAACAAGGATGGCTATGATGATATATGGCATCAGTCTTTCAACATCACGCCAAGACCGCCAGCAACTCCGCCAGAAAGTAACAATAACTGGTCTATAGGCTTACCCAGAAAGATAAAGACTGCACCTATAACGGCTGTAATTACCCAAATAAGCCCTCTTTTAGTTGAAGCTTCTGACCAATCTATTTTCATATTACTCAGCAACCTCTTCTTTAGGTAATGCATCAACTTGAGGCACAGCTTGTACTTTTATCTTTTCTACAAGTTCTGCAACCTGCACATAAGGAGCTTGTCCCAATGCTTGTAGGATTAAGTTTATTTCTTGTACTGATAATTCTAGGTTAATCATTAGGCTACCCAAGGTAAAGGTGGTGTTACGATTGTTGGATTTATTTGAGCTTCAATTTGGCTTGCTACGTTTGCTTCATATGAAGCAACTTGTTCTGCGCCTAATGATGCTTTAGCCCAAGCAACTACTTTATCTAAAGTTAAGTCAGCATAAGGCACATAATTAGATTTAGCAGGATCAACTTCAAAAGATGCTGTACCATATACTGAACCTGTGTAAGTGCCGTCTGTAGCTGTTAAAGTCCAGTGTGCTACAACAACATAATCAAGCATACCATTTACGTCAGGTTTGCAGTTCAGTGCTACAATATTCCAAGTGTTTGTAATCATTTTATAATCCTGCTTTAGTTAGTCTTGCTGTTAATGCTTCAATGAGGGTTTGTTGTTCTTGGATTGCGGCAGTCAAGGTTGCCACAAGGAACGATGTGTCAATACCTTGATATTGAGGATTACCTTCCGCATCTACAGCATCTTTTCCACCTGTTACAGCATGAGGACATACTTCTGCTAATTCGTGAGCAATAAAACCTTGACCATCAGAGCCGTCAGCTTTCCATTTCCAATTTACTGGTTTAAGTTGTGCAACAGTATTCAAAGCACCAACCATTGGCTCTACATTGTCTTTTAAACGATAATCTGATGATGTGTTATATGCAACATTACTTCCGCTAGAACTAATAGTACCAATTTCAGCACCAGCATTATTAAATGACATCATGTAGCCATTTGTTCCAGTATTTCTTAAAGCAATAACAGGATAAGAACCTGTTGATGTTATAAATGAAGCAATACCAGCAGTAAGTTGCGCTCTAAATGTTTCGCCACCACGAATTAATTGTGATGTGCAATTAAACATAGGTACGCCATTAGAATCAATGCGCATGCGTTCTACATCTTGCGTTGAAAATCGAATAAGACTACCCAGAATTGATAATGGATAGTTTGCTGTGATCGGATAATTGTATGAATCAATACGGTTTTCCGAGCCAAGATTTCTTAAGAGCAATCCAGCAGAACCTGTGTAACTTACGAAACTATCTCCAGCGACAGTAAGTTTAGCAACAGGACTACTTGTATTGATCCCCACGTTGCCTGAGGAGTCGATGCGCATACGTTCTGTGTTGTTGGTACTAACTGTAATAGCTTTATTCTCGCGATTATTAATAGCCAATACCCCAGTACCATCAAGCCCTATATAAGTTCCGTTTGTAGGGTAAGTTGGAGAATTAAATGTTACTCCAGCAAATTCTGTTCCAGCTATATTGAGTTTTCCACTAGGACTACTTGTCCCAATCCCCACGTTGCCGCCATAAGGTTGGATCAATAAATCCCCAGAAGCTGCGCCATTTGCGCTAACTTGCAACTGTGGGAAATCACTAGTTCCTGAAGCAATGGCAAGTGAATACCCTGAAGTGGATTTTGGAACTACAACCAAAGACGCATCTGAATATGCTGTAGCAAGTGTTGTGGCATTTGTTGCAAGCCCTGTTATTTGCAATTTTGCGTTAGTTCCAGCAGCAGGAACTACGTTGATACCTACCTTACCAGACGCATCTTTATAGACTTGACCTGAGCCGATGTTCAGTATGTCAGTAGAGCCTGTAAGAGTTCCTGCATAAGTTGGCGATGTCAATGTTGGATTTGTTGCAAATACGGCTTTACCAGTCCCTGTTTCATCGCTTATTGCAAGTGCTAGTTGAGCAGAAGTAAAAGACCCTAAAGATGTTGCATTGCCTGAAGAAGTTACAGCACCTGTAAGATTGGCGTTAGTAGTAACATTACCAGAAGTTAAGCCAGAAGCAGTACCTGTAATATTAGTGCCAACAAATGCAGCAGGAGTTCCAAGTCCTATAGCGTTTCCACTAGCGTCTAGCCAAACACCTTTTTCAGCAGGGTAAGTTACAAATACATCTTTAACACCAGCTGTAAATACAACTAATGCTCCACCATTTGATGATGCCAATACCGTTGTTCTAGCAAGTGTATTTCCAGAGGTTGAATAAGTGCCAATACCAACTTCCCAGTTAGAGCCAAACTGATCTGAAATACAATAATAAGTAGTATTGCCATTGCCAACAACAGAAAAAGGTTGAAATCCAATGCTAGAGCCTAATAAAGTAGCTGTTCCTGTGCCTACAACAATAGTTGTTTCTTTAACACGATCTTTTAATGCAAGAGCCATTATAATTCCTTAAGTTATTTGAAACACGCCATTGACCGAATCAAGTACGATCTGCACTGTTTCAGAAGCTGAAATAAGTTGGCTTGAGCCATAATCCCAAAAACCTATTGGAATATTCAGTGTTGAGTTATAAAGAATCGCATAGCGATAAGTAAATCCTGCGCCTGTTGCTGTCCAAATAGCTGGACTTGCAAGCACAAGTTTAAATATTCCACCAGACTGAGATGATGATGTTGTAGCACAAGTATTACCACCTGCTGTATATCCACCAGATGTAGGTAAGTCTGTTGTGCCAGCTACAAATGTTGTATCAGAAATGTTGATAGTATTTGCTAATGCTACCTTCCAAACATCTGTTCCTGCATTTGTTCCTTCTACCAGTGACTCAACTCCAGCAGTGTATTTTGTGTAAACCGATATAGCCATTATAATTCCTTACATCAATAATAAGTCAGCTTCTAATTGCCTTCTTTTAACTAAACCATTAAGAATAGTTCCATTACTCTTATTCCATTTCTTGATCTCTGTTGATGCAGAAACCCAGTTACCTTTATCAACCCTTAGTTTTAATGTTGATTTATTGTAATTCGTTATGCCTAAATTATAAACAAAATCCGCTATTGCAGCTTGTTTCTCCATGTTAGCAGTTGATAGTATTGGTGAAGACTTAATCGCTTCATTAAAAGCCTGTAATGCGGTTTTAATTATATCTTCATCAGCTTGTTGCTGTGTCCATGTCATTCCTTCTTTGATTCCTTTTGTCTGACCATATCCTATAGTCCATATTCCTGCTGGGCATTTATAAGATTTTAATTTGCAACCTTCTGAATCTTTTATTAATTTTATTAATATTTCTAATGCACTCATTAATTCTTGCTCGTTAAATATACAATAAAAGCAAAAATAGCTGAAACACTAAACACTACACCTCCAAAAAATCCCTTATTATTATGAGTGGTTTTTTGAAGTTCATCTAATATTAAAAATATTCTATCAGATCGTCTACGTGATTCCTCACGGTCATGATGTATGTCATTAAGCAATGCTTCTATTTGCTGTTCTACTTTAGCTACTCTGCAATTAATGTCAGGCATATAAGCACTCATGAAGTTAATGTAATATTAACGATAGTACCAGGTGATACATTAGTGTATGCAGCTACACTTTGAGCTGTTACTAATCCTGTTGTTAATGTAACTGTTCCTAGTTCCAAGCTAGCAGACAATAAAGCATTGGTAGCTTGAGCTAATGTCATGCCAATTAATGTTGGTGTAACTATTTGAGGCTTTCCCAATCCTTTTAAGCTTAATCTTCCTTCATCTGGATTTTTACTTCCTATCCATACGTTTCTTGCAAAATCAAGGAACTTAGCCATCAGTGCTTACCTTGAACTAGGCACATCTTCCCTTCTGTTGACTTTAGAAATCTATTCATCTCTTGACCTGCAATTTGGCTGTCTGGACTGTTAAGATCGTATCCATCTCTTAATGCTTTCTCAAACATAATGAATGGTATAGATGCTACCATACGACCAAAAGATTCTCCACTTTGTTTACCTAAATCATGTAAAGCACCTTGATTCTTTCTTAACTCAGCATTGCGTTCAAGGATAATCTTTTCAGTAGGTTGTGTTGTAACATGAGTAACTGTATTGCTTTGAGCATCATAGTGCATGTCACTTTTAATTACACTATCCATTGCTTACACCTTTTGTACAAATTCTGATAATGCTTCTGCTTCTGCTAAAGATACTTCACCTTCAGCGTTTGGTGCAATAACACCACTTTCAAAACTAATTGGATCAGTCCAAATGTTTTTAATTTTAATTGTTTTTGGTTTTACTTCTTTTTCTTTTGTTGTAGCCATGTTTATTCCTCAGATAAAAGAAAGCCCACCTTTTACAGTGGGCTATCAATATTAAGCAGTTACAGCAGATGCAATGGTAATATCACCAATGATTGCGTGTGACTTCTCAGTGTTACAGATCAATGTCCAATCAACAGACATTTGACGGTTTTCTGCAAGACCAGTTTTAGCCAATTCTTCAGTTCTGTAGCCTTTTAAGTAAGACATAGCTAAGTATGAAGGATCAAGGATAAATACGTCAGCAGATACACCAGAAGAAGCATAAACACCAGTTGTAGAACCAGCTGTGCCAGTGTAAGGAATTTGTAAACGGTTTGGAACTAATTTCAAAGTACCAAAGTCAGTTACAAATACGTTTACAGCACCCATTGCAGTTGCAGCAGAAGCAGATTTACCTTGATCTGACATCAATGTTGCTACACGAGCAGATGAAGTAAATAAATACTCGCTGAATCTACGAATAACACCAGGTACTGACATCATGATAGTTGGATCGCCACCTTGTGAGTAAACAGATTGAACTGCATCACGAACAAGAGTTTCAGTCAACGCTCTGGCAGTACCATAAGTACGTTTTAGAGTTACACCTGAAGATTGAAAACCACCAACTGCACCAGTTGCACCAGCAGAAAAGTTAGTAGTCAACCAAGATGGTAAGCCACCAGCATTACCAGCAGCAGAGCCAGTATCAGCAAAAGATGCTTGGTTAGTCAAGGCAATAGCTTCAACGTCACGACGCAACTCTTGTTGTCTACGCATCATTTGGTAGCTCAACTCTTTAGTACGACCAATCACATCAGAAGAATCTGCTCTGAAAGATGTACGAACAACTTTAGTAGAAATTTGGTGATGATTACCAACACGCAAACCAGTAACAGTGTTGTTACCTGAAGCATCTGAGCCGTCAATAACAGCGTTAGTTAAGTTTGGTGCAGAAAGTGCATCAGTTGTCCATTCTTTGTATGGATTGCCTGAAGTTTCAGTGCCAATCGCATCAGTAAATGGTAATGGGATTTTAGAAATATCCCAGATCTGGTTCATGACATCTTCACGGATTAAACCGCCACGAACAACACCTTTAAGTGTTGCTGCATCTAAGTTAGCTGTACTCATTTCGATACCCTTTTAAAAAATTAATTATATAATCCACCGAGCAACTCTGCTACGGCATCAGTTTCAGCGTTACGTTTTTGATAACCATTAGAAGATTTTGCAATCTTTGTTAGTTTATCAAGTTTAGTAACTGATTTAGTTGTCTTGCCTGTACTCTTTTGATACTTTGGTAAATTCACATCAAGTTTGGTCTTAACATTCTTTATGCTTGAACGATACCTCATGGCATCTTTGATAACCTCAAGCATCCTAGCATCTTGTATTCCACCAAACTCTTCTTGTGTAAAACCATAAGCATCTGCTACAAAATCAGTCATCTCTACTAAAGCCTTTTTGAATACTTCAGGTTTTGCCCATGAAGGATTTTTCTCTAAGACCTTATCAGCCTGACTTTTAATATACTCTTGTTGAATAGCCTGTTGTTCTGCGGTCATTTGTTGACCAATGCCCTGCATTTCATTATTTACTGCACTTGAAATTTGTTCTATTTCACTATTGCGTAAATTGAAATCTTGAACCATTGCAGCGTATTCGCCAGGATTATCAACTCTAAGTCTATTCCAATCAACATCCTTATAACTCCCCATTAAGGTATCTTTAAGATGCTGTGTCAGTTTATTAACTGTTTCTATTTTGCTTACATACTCATTAGCAACAGCGTTCTTAATGCTATCAAAATCTCGCCTTTCATCAGCAAGTTGTTTTGATTTATTAGTATTGCTCTTATTGCTTTGGTATCCAGCAATTAAGTCTTTAACTCCAACCGTACTTACCTTTCCATCAACCTTTACATTGATTCCAGCTAAGTTACCTTCTTCATCAAGGACTACATTTTTTTCATCAATGCCAAGGGTATTTGCCCAAGTGACATCTTCATCAGACTCAGTTTCTTCAACATCATCTGTTTCCTCATTATCTGCATCATCTCCTTCATCTTGGGTAGAATCGTCTGGTTGGGTATCATCCTCCTCTGATTCTTCAATTTCTGGTTTCTTAACAGATTCTTTTTCTGGTTCACCTGATAACAGGTTAGCAATTTGATCCACCATATTTACGCTTCCAGCTTCACTCGAAAGTTCAGCCGTTGAAGTAGTAGCTTGGTCTGACATTTTTAATTTCCTTTTTGTAGTTGAGCTAATCGCCCAGTTTCTATATCTGAAGTTATATCATTCTCAATAATTTGTAATGCCTTTTGTTGAGCCTTTATCAATTTTAAACTTTCTATATCATCTGTAAACAAAAACTGACTATATAAATCTGCATTTTTCTTAATAATATAATCAGCCAAGTAATTTGAGTAAGCCCTGCTTGCTCTATTACCTAACTCTATCTCATCTTCAACCGTCATACATATTGTTCCTGTTCTGCTCATAATTAACATCTTGAGATGTATTTGATGATGCTTCCAACTCTGTTAATTTAAGTGCTGTTTGAGCATACAATTGGTCATACTTGAACTTTATATCCTCTAAATCTTTTTCAGCTATCTGAACAGCCTTAGCTTTGTCTAATTCAGCCTTTAACTGTTCCAACTGAATCTGAAATGATTGCTTCTCCATTTCACGTTGATGCTTACCTAACTCAACCTGACCTTTGATAGCAACATTCTGCATCTGCGCTTCTGCTGTAGTCGTTGCTGACTTAGCCAATTCAGCTTGCATACGCATTTGTTCAAGTTGCGCCTGTTGCGCTTCCTGCTGTTGTTGCTGTTGTGTTTGTTGCGCTTGTTGTGCTGCTTGTTGACCTTCTTGGCTTGATGGATCAACAAAATACTTGTTAGCTGAATCTAATCCTGAGAACTTACAAAAGTCATCTATAGTTGCGTATATTTTGGTAGGATTAGTTAATACTTGACCTGGTATTGCCATGACCTTTTCTTGCAACATCTGAACTTGTTGTATGGCTGCAAGTTTAGCTCTAGTGTCACCAGTTCCAGTTCCAACACGCACAGAACTCTTTGTTCGCTCTTCCCACTCGGCTGGATTAACCTTTACCCATTGCCCACGAAACTTAAAGTCTTGTACTGTATCAACGTGCATGGTAACAAGATCACGAATCTTATTGCATAAAGGCTTGATACCAGTTTCACAAATAACACGAATGATTAAGCCAACCAGTTCTTCTTTAGCGTTCATCATACGCTCAACACCTTGTGAGCCAACTGCATTGCCAATATTTTCAGGTGAAGCAGTCCCATCTCCAGACACGCCTGTACGACCTGCCTTAACTTCATCAAGATACTGCATCATACTAAATGCTGCATCGCCAATAGCAGGTGTTTGCAACGGCATTATTGCATCAGTTCTTTTTACTCGGATTAATCCACCAGGTCTTGACACTAATAAATCATCAAGATTTACTTGACCTTCAAGAACAACATTGCGCTGGTTGTTTTGCAAATACATGTTATCCATAATGTTACGGATAATTGCGGTCTTATTGTCTTGGATAGACTTCAGGCGGTCATAGATTGATAGCCCTTGGAACTTGTGTGACATCAATATCGCTGTGGTGCTAATCCAAGGTAAACTATCTATTTCTTCCATGCTTAAAATAACAGTTGGAGTTTCAACTCCTGCAACTGTTACTTTCATTAATTCAGCTATTCCATCGCCATTGACATCAAGCTTTAGATAACACTCAGTAACCTCTACTAATCTGTTAGCATCATCTGAACTTAATACTGATGGAACTTGTGTTGGTTCATTCTGATAATTAAATCTATATGCAGACCTAAGCAAATCAGAGCTAACTAAGTCTTCAATGTCTTCATCTTTGTACCCTTCTTCTCTTAGATCAGAAAGTGTCTTGTTGACAATGTGACATGTAAATCTAGCATTAGCTAAACTGATATTGTTATGTTGTGTGTTAACTCTGAACTCTTCAGGAGCAACAGGATCAATACAAATCTTTCCACATTTTTCAGTAACTTTAATCTTTGCACTGTATGTAGTAGGCTCTTGTTCTAATGGATTTTCTGATTGACTTTCATCTTCAGTTAATTCCAATATCTCACTATCTTCATCTAACAAAGCAACAGCTAACTGATCTTCTGTTAATCCTGAATAGTTGTATGTGGTTATCTTTTCATCATCTTCATAATAAACTTTTAACATTCCATTGCGTTGCATAAGTGCATCTTTCACAAATTGATGGATTAAAGTAAACCCATCATTTTGCTTCATCAATACATCATATACATATTCTGATTCAATTTGTGCCTGTAATTCATCTCCTTCATTGACAGGATCAAAAACCACCACCTCATTATTCTGAGTAAATGATTTCATAATCTGAGGCATTATCCACTCAATAGCATCAGCAACATCTGTTGATACCAATGAGCTACGCCCTTCCTGTTCATTACCTAATGGAAGCCCAAGATAATATCTTAAAGGTTCTTGTAATGCAGAAGATGAAGTTGTCGTAATATCGGCATTAGCCATTTCATTCTGGATAATTGCCAATATTTCTGAATCAGTCATTTTTGCCATCTTAGCAGCCTTTTTTCTTACCAGGCATCATTGGAGATGGAGCTTTTTTTGATTTAGACTTAGCCATTTTTAATCCTCTGTTGTTAAATTATACCGCTTTGTATATATGAATAATCTAATGCTCCAGAACTCCAAGAATCATTAGTCATATTCTGTTCAGCCATTGCAAGATACCTAAAACAATCAGCTCCGTGAGATGAATCATCATGAAGTGGTGCGCCAAATGTACCTGTACTTTGGTTTTGTGTTCTTCTATAGCGTTTGATTTGATTAAGTAACTCTGAAGCTTTCTTATCAATCCAAACTCTACCAAACATCATCCTTGCCATCTTGATTCCTTCCTCGATGTCCTCACGTCCTAAAACATTAACACTTCTTCCTAATGCCATTAATATTTCTTCAGTAGACTTTCCAGACTTAAAATCTCTGCTACGTCCATCGTGAGGAATATAATCTGTGCCGTAATTGTAACCCTTTGATCTTAATTCATCAATATAACTATCTAAAGTACGATGTGAATCTTCAATATAATCAATAATCCTTACTTCACCAGAACCTGATCTCTGCACCATCATTATAGACATAGAATCGTTCCAACCTAAATCCCATACTGTATGAACCTTCAATAGTGGATCGTATGGAGCATTGCCTAGTCTTTTTTCAAGATGAAGTTTAGTTATCTCATTAACGTAAATAGCACCTTCAACAGCAGGACGACATTCTCCATCCCAAACTGTTTTATATCCTTCAGGATCACGCTTTAACCAGTTTATTCTTTCCTTTTCAAGCTCCTCTGGAAACCAAGGATTATCAGAATAGTTGCATTTTATAACAACAGCTTCTTCATTATCTGTCAATACAAATCTAACATACGTTTCATCAGTATCTAACTCTGGATTGAAGGTAATCCATATTTCGCTATTAGGCTTTCTAATCGTTGGTATTAAAACATCCCATGATTTTTTAGTACAAACCTGAGCTTCTTCAACCCAACATATATCAACACCTTCAAAAGACTTTAAGTTTGTAATGCCTTGTTGACGAATACCTGCAAAACTAAACTCAGAACCATTAATCCCGATTATCTTTGTTTCAAGCACTGTAAACATATGCTGTAAACCAAGTATATCAATCTGATCCTTAAGCAACTTATGTACTGATTCTTGTATAGACTTTTGTGTTTCACGAGCGCACAGAACTCTTATCGGTTCATTAACTGACTTAATAATTAATGCTCTTGCAACACTCCAACTTTTACTTGAGCCACGTCCACCATAAATGACTTTATATCGTTTTGGCTTAAATATGTCTTTAAGAATTGGAGGAAACTTTGCCTTAATCGTCGCCAAATGAAACCTCTATCCTGTGGACTATTGCTCCACCATCCGCACCAGTTACAGTGTTATCAGTTCTTGCTAACTTTGGAACATGATATTCAATAACACTTTGAAACAACTGAAACGCACGTTCTGGATTTGTTTCAGCCACTTGGTCAAGCCATCCGGTTAATCTATGTGCATTGCCATCAACAAAATCTGCAATAGCTTGTCTTGCTTGTACAGTTGCAACATTTTGCACACCCTTTTGACGACCACCTGTTTTTTCTCCACCTGCTTTTCCTAATGTTGCCATATCTAATTTTGTCTTTTTTAGACAACTCCTTATCTTAAAATTAGTTATTAAAAATACTGCGATTTCCAATTAATAAACGCCACCTTTGGTGACTCACCATAAGCAACTCTATCTGCACTATAACATTTCCAGTAATTGCCAACCCATTTAATCTTTGGTTTTGTAGCTTTGTTCATCTGCCTTAAACCTTATAATCTTCTTTCTATTCTTGTTGCTTGTTTTTAATGCCATTTTAGCAATTACCTTTGATGTTGAATACTCATATCATATAACGGTCTATCTAGTCCACAATCTATGCAAGTTTTTTTCTCCAGCTTACATAAATAGCCCAATTTGGATGTTTACATATAGCAACCTGTTTTGGCGCACTGAATAAGTTAATTGGTGGAAATCTCATTTTAGCTCATCCTCTTCCATCATATCCTGCCAACGCCCCAAAGCATCAATAGCTTCTTGAACATCTTGTTCAATGTCCTTTGCTCCTCTATCACCAGCGCACAACAACTTTTTAATTGCATGTTGCAGACATGGATCAGTAACACCGTACAATGAAAGTACACGGTAAACATCAACAGCATTTAAATGAACTGTATTTTTAAAATAATGATTGTATGTATTTTTCATATTTTTTTGTTTTCTACCCAAAATAGATGACTCTCTCTTTTAGCTTTTAAATAAGCTTCATAAGCCTCTTTTGCAGTGTTGAAAAGTCCTAAGTGTATTCGTTTTTTATTTACCATTATTTGTGATTGCCATTTTTTAACTCGTTTATACCAATGAACACCCCTTAACCCTGATGTGTTATCAATTCTTGGACTTGAAACATTTTGCATATTTTCTTGATCTGTAGCTAATCTTAAATTAACTATACGATTGTCGTCTTTAACTTCATTAATATGATCTAAATCATTTTCAGGTAATTCTCCGTATACGTATAACCATGCAAGACGGTGTGATAGATATAATTTCTTATTAGTTCTAATTTGAATATATCCATCTTTGCGTTTAGTTCCTGAAACCGAATTAGCTTTAACGCATCCTTTACTTACCAGCCAAGTAAACAAACCAGTTTCATGGTCATAAGATAAAAGTTCTTTAAGTCTTTGTTGTGTAAGTTCTGTCATTTGAAAATTCCTTAAGCATAGAATTATTAAGCGAAAAGTTATGTGGCAACCTTGCTTAAGGGTGTTCATCTTCGATTGACTAGCCACAGTTTTATTATAACATTTTTATAAACGCATAACAGTAACAAATGCTTTAATTCTAACCATTGTTTTAACTAACTCAAGAAATTCATTTAATTCTTTTTCTACATGCATCCTGTTAATCTTGTCCGCCATATAATAGAAATATTCAGTATCATCCATCATTTCTTCTCATTATTAAATATAATCCGTATAAAACCGCAATCATCTAAACACCAACCTAACAATGCCCACCAACAATATAAAAAAATATACCACCAATACAAACGGCAACAAATACCACGATACAACGTAATCTTTTTTCATAATTTAAGTCCATCTCTTTCTTGTTGAAATCTACCATCATGTAACACCACCTTGTCATTAATCTTAATTGCTTTTGCTTGTACTGTAAAAACTTCTTCAAGCTCTTTTATAAACTCTAATATTTCTTCCATAAAAATAATATACCAGTCATATACCACATACCCCCCCTATAGGGGGGGGGTATGGTAGGTATATTTTTAGACTCAATCATATACCTGTCATATACCATAGGTATTTAGCGGTAGGTATATTTCTAAACATACCACCAAAAATCCCCGTTATTTCCTATAAGTTTTTGTTTTAAAAGAGATTCTCTGCAACGTGCAAAATCTTTTGATACGTTATCAGCTCCCTTAAAAGCGTCCTTAACAAACATATACCACTCATTAAAAGTTACAGTGGTATGGTATATACCTTTTTCATCCATAACACAGTCTTTTTTACCATGAGCCTCTAATGACTCAACCAAAGCATCAATAGTTTTCTGTTGATTTTTTGTTAATTCTTTTTCCTTCTTAGCAACACCTTGATACTCTAAATAAACACTGGTTATCTGCTTATCATCATCAGCGTCATAAAAAACATCTCCTTCTAATTCTACTTCTTTAATAATAAAACTCATATCAGTACCAAATCCAAAGTCTTTTGACTTGGTGCAACTAAAAGTAATGCCATCACCATTCTTGGTGACACAAAACTCTGCGTCCATTGCAGCTTTAATAGATGATGATCCTCTTGATCTTCCTTTATCGCCATGTCCACTATGGTGAACTGTTACAATTGCAGCATCTAAACGTCTGGCAAGTAATTCTATAGACTTAAAATACAATGCCATATCTTCAGAGCTGTTTTCATCGCCAACCATGTTTCTGTGCAACGTATCAATAATAATAATATCAGGTTTAAAATCTAACTCTGCTACTATTTTTAATATTTCATCAGCTTCTTTACTATCTAATAAATTAATAGAGCGTCTGCTTAATCGTATATTTTTTGGTGGTTCTCCATATTTTTGTGATAATGCTTTGAAACGCATTGAAGCACCACGCAAACCTTCACCCATAATGATTAAAGTTTTTAATTCTTCTTTTATCTTATGACCATGCCAGTTTCTACCTGTAGCAGCACAAAAAGCCCAATCCATAGCAAATAAACTTTTACCTGCACCTGACTCACCAAAAAGAAGATTCATTGATCCACGTTCAAGTATGCCCTTAATTAACCAATTAGGCTTCTTGATGCTTGCCATCATATCTTCAATGGTGATAAACAAACCTTCCTGCTTTACTTTTCCAAATACAATGTCACGAACTGCATCAATACCTTTTTCTGACATCATGTCGTTGAAATCACCATCTATTGAAGGTAATACAATATCAACGCCACATTCTTTTGCTTTACTCATGCCAATACCAGAACTATCATTGTCTGCACAAATAACTATTTTCTTGCCAATGTACCGGCTTGCAATCATTTGTGTTACTGGCTTAAGATTTCCAGCGTTAAATGCTATACAGACAGCAAGATTGGTGGCTTGGTGTAAACTATCCGCAGTTGCAAATCCTTCTGCTATTAATAAAGTTTCAGATGCAATCGGATCTCCTATCCAGCAATGACCTCCAGCCATCTTACCGCCAGAATGAAACCTTTTAGCACCATCACTAAATATTGATTGTACGGACTGAATTTCTCCGTCTGCACCATATACAGGAATAATAAGTTTTCCGCCAAACATACGAGCCATATTTGGACGTATGCCCTTGTTAGTAAGATAATCATGGCTTACTACTTGAACTGCATTATCAAATAATACCTGCGCCTCCTTTGCAGCTATAGAATAAGCAGCATCACGTTCAGCTATTGCTTTACGTTTAGCTTCTTCAAACTGCTGACGCATGGCTTCCTGCTCATGTATGTCTGGAACATAATCACGTTTCTCATGCCATTGGTGTTGCTCTCCACTACGCCAACAACCAAATACAGCACCACGAGCATCATCAAATACATGAACCCAACCTGACCTATCGTTGCGCTTACCGTTGGTGGAGAATCTTGTTACCTTACCAACTGCTATATTAGGAGGAGGTTCATAACCAACTGCTCTAATTGCATCACATAACTCAGGCAACATTGAAATAGTCACTCAGTCTTTTAATTAAATCATAAGGAATAATCTTCAATTTATTATTGGCAAACTTCCACAATACATTATATTTAATGCCAGTATTCTTTGATAGATAAGTTAAGTTTAAAGGTTGCAGTTTTTTTATGATTTCTTCTGGTGTGAACATTATTTTTTTCCCTTTGTTAAAAATTATTTTGTTTTAGGTGTTGCAATTCTAAATTATTTAAGTAAAATGTGCAACGGAATTAGAGAAAAAGATTTTTAACAAAGGAGAAATACCATGAGCATACTAAGCTCTATTGCTAAACCAGATGATCGTTCGATCATTTGCACTATAACAGGTGATGCAGGATTGGGTAAAACCAGTTTAGCTGCCACCTTTCCAAAACCAATCTTTATTCGTGCAGAAGATGGTTTGCAAGCCATACCAACAGCAACAAGACCTGATGCTTTTCCATTATTATCAAATGTAGATATGTTGTGGGAACAACTAACTGCATTAATCAAGGAAGATCATGATTATAAAACATTGGTTATTGATAGCGTCACTCAGCTTGATAATTTGTTCACAAATCACATTGTTGATACTGATCCTAAAAAGCCCAGAACGATTGCCCAAGCACTTGGAGGTTATGGTGCTGGCTTCCAAGCGTTATCAAGTTTGCATGGCAGGGTTCGTAAAGCTGCTGGCATACTTAATGAAGTCAAGGCTATGAATATAGTATTTATTGCACATAGTGAAACAGAAACAATAGAGTTGCCAGACCAAGATCCTTATACAAGATACAACATCCGTATGCAGAAGAAGTCTGTTAGCCATTTTATAGATAATGTCGATATGGTGGCTTACCTAAAACTAGAAACTCATACCTTTGGTGATGGAGAACGCAAAAAAGCATTATCTGATGGAACAAGAATATTAGTTTCTTATGCAACAGCAGCAAATATATCTAAAAACCGTTTTGGAATTGAAAAAGATTTGATTGTACAAAAAGGTATCAATCCTTTAATTGAGTTAATACCTTCTATAAATAAATAACCCAAAAAGATAAACGTGTTATAATTTATTTTTATCTTTATGGATTTTTTAAAATGAAAACTTGTAAAAAATGTAATATAGAAAAGCATTTAGATTTATTTTATAAAGCTAAAAGCAATAAAGATGGTTATAACAACGTTTGCGCTGATTGTGTTAAAGAAAAAGTTAATAAGTATAGATTAGATAACATTGAAGCTATTACTGAAAAAAAAGCTCAATATTATAAAAAAAATACTGAAAGATTAAATGCTAAAAGCAAAGCATGGTATGAGAAAAATAAAGATCATGCTTTGCAATTATCTAAGATTTGGCAACAAAACAATCCAGAAAAAAGAACTGAAATACAAAAGAAATATTACTTAAATGGCGGTAAAGAAAAAAAACTAGAATGGCATGAAAAAAATAAAGATAAAAGAAGTCTTTATTACAAAGAATATAGAAAAAATAACATAAATGATATTAGAAGAAATAACAGTAAATATCAAAAACAAAACCCAAAAAAAGGGTTGCATAGATGCAGATTAAGACAAATGCAAAAATTAAATGCAACTCCTTTGTGGGCTGATTTAAATGAGATAAAAGAAATATATAAAAATTGTCCGAAAGGAATGCATGTTGATCATATCATTCCAATTAAAGGAGAATTAGTATGTGGACTCCATGTTATTAACAATCTTCAATATTTAACAGCTTCTGATAATTTATCAAAAGGCAATAAATTTACAACATAACTTAGGAATAAAAAAATGAGTAACTTTTGGACAACAAGCGACAACCAAGAAATTACAACAAATGGTGAATTCACCTCTGGTGGCATGATTGAAAACATACCAGACAATACAACTTGTTTGGCTATGATTGACGAGGCTGGATTAGCTGAATATCAAGGTGATGAATACATCAGTCTGCGATGGGTAATAGCTGAACCTGCTATTTACAAAGGACGCAAGATATTTCAAAAAGTGCGTGTATTTGATGTTGACTCTAAAAAAGCAGATAAAGCTAAAAAGATGTTGGCAGCTATTGATGCAAACTGCGGTGGTAAGTTAGCACAGTCTGATGAATCCCCAAATGACACGGCAATGGCTAAAGCATTACTGCATAAACCAATGTTGATAAAAGTAATGGTATGGGATTTAGAAGGTAAAACTGGTAATTGGGTGGCTTCTGTAGCTCCACGCAAAGGTGCTACACAAGTTAAAGAAGAAAAGTCAGCAGAGCCAAGCATTGTTGATATTGATTCAATCCCCTGGTAAATAACAAACGCACATGGATGTGCATTTCTAACTACAACTATAAGAGTAAATAAAATGACTGAAAAAAATGTAAACAGATTGACTCAAAAACAAGTTTGGGAAATTTCAAAAAAAATAGAAGCAGATATTGAGTTGTACAGAAATGTTGAATACAAGTCTATTGCTGAATCAATGGAATTAATATTTGATTATGAAATTACTATATCAAATATCCAGCACATTAAAGAAGTAACTGGATTGCAAATTGGCAGACCTTCAAAAAGACATCTTTCAACAGCTCAAGAAGATATTAAGGCAATCGCAAATTTATTACTTGGAGTTAAGAATTTTGAAAATAACGCCATGTTGTTGGCTATTGTTAATAAAATATAAGGATATTATTTATGGAACAACAACGTACAGAAGAATGGTTTAAAAAAAGAAATGGTCGTGTAACTGGAAGTAATGTCGGTGCAATTCTAGGATTTTCACCATTCATGAAGCCAGAAGATGTTATGCGTAATATGGTGCGTCAATATCATGGCTACCCAAGTGAGTTTACCGGTAATGTTGCGACTAGCTATGGAACGTATAACGAACCCAATGCTTTAGCTGATTACGAATTGAAGTTTAATACAAAAGTCGTAGAAACTGGTTTTCATACTTTTGAAGATTGGCTTGGAGCATCACCAGACGGTTTGATTGGGGACAATTTATTGATAGAGATTAAATGCCCATATGGGTTGCGTGACAAGAACCCACCAGAATTTAAAAGCATAGACTACCAAACGCATTACTGGTTACAGATACAAATCCAATTATTTGTTACTGGTCGCCAATGGTGTCATTTTTACCAATGGTCTGCACACGGTTACATGCTTGAAACAGTGCAATTTAATCCATTAGCTATTGAAGAATATTTACCAAAATTAAAAGACTTCTACAATGAATATCTTGTTGAGCGTGAACTACCGCAGGCAAAAAAGTATCTTGAAGAAAAACGCCAACAAGTTAGGTGCGAAGGACAAGTTGATCGCTATTTAATGTTAGCAGAGCAAATAAAAGAGCTTGAAGCAGAAAAGAAAAGATTGTTGGATGAAATAGTTAAGTTAGCAGATGGTAAGGATAGTGAAATTAATGGTCACAAACTAACACAAGTACACCGTGAAGGCGCTATATCCTACGCTAAAGCCATAAAAGAGCTAATGCCTGATGCAGACCTAACTAAATACCAGTCTGCTCCTAGTAGTTATTGGAGATTGACATGAGAACTTATAACAGAAATAAGAATGTTTGGGATGCAGGCGTAGAAAGATTAGATTTTATATTTAATAATTTTGAAAGAATATATATTTCATTTTCAGGTGGCAAAGATTCTGGAGTAATGCTTAATTTTGTTTTGAAATATATGAGGGAAAAAGGAATAACAAAAAAAATAGGTATTCAAATTTTAGACAATGAAGCAAATTATGAATTGTCTGTAGAGTTTATGCACAGAATACTTGATTCAAATAGAGATTTGCTTGAAATTTATTGGTGTTGTTTGCCAATAACGCTTCCTTGCACAATAAGTTCGTATGCAGTTGAATGGCAATGCTGGGGTAATAGAGATAAAGAAAGATGGATACGTCCTATGCCAAAACAAGATTACATTGTTAATTTTGAAAATCATAATTTTCCATTTTTTGAAGAAGATATGCCATACGATAAATTCTGGGATGGATTTTCAGAATGGTATTCACAAGGCAAAACTTGCGCAAATTTAATTGGAATTAGAACTGTTGAAAGTTTAAACAGGTTTAGAGCAATTATGAATCAACGCAAGGAAACATTAGGCGGTCAAATGTGGACAAAAAAGAATACTGAACATTCTTATAATTGTTACCCCATTTATGATTGGAGAACAGAAGATGTTTGGACGGCTAATTATATATATGATTGGGATTACAACAAACTTTACGATATTTTTTATAAAGCAGGTATTCCAGTTCATAGAATGAGGGTTGCGTCTCCATTTATGTCTGAGTCTAAATCTAGTTTAGGCTTGTATCGAGTTATTGATCCTCATACATGGGCTAAATTATGTGCCAGAGTACAAGGTGCTAATTTTATAGCAACTTATGGAAAACAACTTAATTACAATACTTTTAAACTTCCAGAAGGCCATACATGGAAATCATTTGTTAAATTTTTATTAGCAACTTTACCGGAGGAAGTTTCTATAAATTTTAAAATGCGGTTTGTTCAGTCTATAAAATACTGGGGTAGAGTTGGGCAAACCGTATCAGACAGCACTTTAAAACAACTAAGAGAAAGTAACCGTATAAAGATAAAAGAAAACGGATTAACTCCTCATGGAAGAAAAGACAAAATTAGAGTGATAATTAAAAAATACCCAGACCATACTGATGATATAAGAAATAATAATAGTGAAATTGCGTCATGGAAACGATTTGCAATTACTATTTTAAAAAATGACCATACCTGTAAATACATGGGATTTGCTCCAACAAAAGAACAAACATTGAGACAACGTAATATTATGGAAAAATATAAAAAATTATGAAAATAATTAAATTGCATGAATTAAAAGGAACAGAAAGAGAAGTTAAATGCCCAAAAGGAGGTTTTTTAAGCAGAAGGTTTTTGCTTGAAAAAGACAATATGGGGTTTTCTGTAACAAATACAATAATACCTCCAAATGGAGAGCAAAATTGGCATTATAAAAATCATCTTGAAGCTTGTTATTGCATAAAAGGACATGGGTGTATTACAAATAAAAATACAGGAGAAAAGCATAGGATATTGCCTGGCACAATGTACGTTCTTGATAACAATGATCCGCATTCATTTATAGCTTTTTCTACAGTAGAGCTGCTATGCGTATTTAACCCTCCATTAACAGGACTTGAAGTCCACAATAAGGATAATTCATATGACATTTAAATCTCCAGTTTATAACGTACTTTGCGTTCCATTTAGCCAAGTAACTGCAAATGATTACAACCCTAATGCAGTTGCTCCACCTGAAATGGCTTTATTAGAAACATCAATATGGGAAGATGGATATACGCAGCCAATTGTTACTTATTATGATGATACAAAAGACATTTACATTGTAGTAGATGGTTTTCACCGCTATTTAACAATGAAAAATAGTGAGCGCATAAGAGAGCGTGAAAATAACATGCTGCCAATTGTTGTAATTAAAAAAGAACTTGGCGACAGAATGGCATCTACTATCAGACATAACAGAGCTAGAGGATCTCATAATATTGAATTAATGAGTACTATAGTTTCTGAGCTTGTTGAAATGGGGAAAGGAGATTTCTGGATATGTAAACATATTGGAATGAGCGTTGATGAGCTATTAAGATTAAAACAAATAACTGGCGTTGCTGCTTTATTTCAAAATCGTAGTTTTTCTGATAGTTGGGAAGCAGATGAAGAAGAATGGGCTTAGGATTTATCATCCTTGGTGGCTATGGGAGTGCTATAAAGCAGGATTTTATAGCACTATTCCACCTGATGGAAAAACAAAAGAACAGTGCAAAGAAGAATATGCAATTTTTTTATCAGATATTGAGTTGTTTAATTATTCAATGGATGAAGTAATAAAAACATGGAAATATTCTTCAGAGCATTTTTTATCTAATCCAAGTATAAATAGAATAGCTTGGCTTGGGCAGTCATCAATGTGTTTGGCAAATAAAATACCAAGCACATTTAAAAGTGGCTTCTTTTTATTAAATGATTATCAAAAAATAGAAGCAAACAATGCAGCAAGGATAAAATTAAATGATTGGGAAAATACAAGATTATATTAATAAATGGAAAGAACAGGGTTATCCAATAGATATTCCTGATGAAGTTCCTGTTGAATTAATGAAAAATAACTTAGCTCCATCATACAAAGCTATAGCAATAGCTATTTTAAAAAACGATCATGGTTTATTAACGCTTGGCAATACAGCAAAGCCATCAAAATGGTATTCTTTTTTTAAACGTATTGAACTAAGTAATTAATGATTATGAAACTCCGCCCCTACCAACAACAAGCGCATGATGCTGCTATAGACTGGATAAAGAAATGTACTGACCCATGCGTATTAGAATTGCCAACAGGGAGTGGCAAATCTTTAATTGTTGCAGCAATAGCCAACACATTGCACCAAGTTAGTGGTGGAAAGCATATATTATGCCTTGTACCATCAAAAGAGCTGTTAGAACAAAATGCAGAAAAATACCGAGATACTGGCAATGAATGTAGCTTGTTTAGCGCCAGCGTTGGGGAAACGTGTTTAAAACATCCAGTTGTTTTTGGCACACCTGTTAGCGTCAAGAATAAAATACACAGATTTGGTTCTAAATTTTGTGCTGTTGTATTAGATGAAGCGCATCGCATAACACCAACGGTAAAAAGTATTATTGAATCTTTAGTTTCCTGTAATCCTAATCTGCGTGTGATAGGTCTTTCAGCTACTCCATACAGGCTTGGTGATGGATATATATATAGAATGGATGAGAATGGCAATGCTTATGGAAATGATAAAACTAAGAACCCTTATTTTACTGCAAGAGTATTTACTGTTTATGCCAGAGATTTAATACAGCAAGGATACTTAACAAAACCTGTCATTGGTGCAATTAATTCAGGTCATTATGAAACCCTGGATATGCAACTTAATAGCATGGGTAAGTTTGCAAAAGCAGATGTTGATAGAGCTTATCATGGTCAAGGAAGGCTCACAAGTGCGATTGTAGGTGATATTGTTTCGCAAGCAGTAGATAGACAAGGTGTAATGATTTTCTCTGCGACAGTACAACATGCTCACGAGGTTATGCAGTCTTTACCACCAAGTTTATCTTGCATAGTTACAGGAGAAACACCTAAGTTGGAACGTGAACAAATACTGCGAAAATTCAAAGCTAGGCAATTAAAATATTTAGTTAATGTTTCTGTGCTTTGTGTTGGCTTTGACTGTGTACACGTTGATTTAATAGCTATTTTAAGAGCTACAGAGTCAGTTAGTTTGCTCCAACAAATAATCGGCAGAGGATTGCGTATTGATAACAATAAAGATGATTGTTTGATACTGGATTATGCTGAAAATATTAGTCGTCATTGTCCTGATGGTGACTTATTTAATCCTGAGATAGAAGCATCAGGTGATTACGGAGCTGGTGAACCAATCAAAGCTAGATGCCCACAGTGCAATGCTAATAATGAATTTGCGCCAGTGCTTAATGAAGCAAAGCATGAAGTTGATGTTAATGGTTATTTTATTGATCTTGAAGGCATACGATTAGAAACAGAATATGGAGAGATGCCAGCGCATCATGGAAGAAGATGCTTTGGTGAGGTATTTAATAAAACTATTAGAAAACTTGTTAGATGTGATTATCGTTGGACGTTTAAACCATGCCCACATTGTGAAGAAGAAAATGATATTGCTGCACGTTATTGTTGCAGTTGCAAGGGAGAACTAATTGACCCAAATAGTAAGTTAGTAGCAGACTTCCAAATGAAAAAGAAAGACCCGACGCAAATCCAAACAGATAAGGTTGTTGCAATGCGAGCAACTCCCACACTAAGCAAAGCAGGGAACGAGTGCATAAGAGTTGATTTTATAACTGAATATAGATCATTTCCTGTTTGGTTTACGATGAAAATGCAGAGTAGCTATGATGCATTTATGAAGTTTACAGATAATGGTTTTACAACACCAAATACCATCACATATAAAAAGAGTGGTGATTTCTTTAAAATTTACGACTACAACAGGACAGCTGATGAAGTTCCACAATGATATACCCGTGTTTGGCAATAAAGAGTTTAGAGGTGAATGTCCTTCTGAAGCTGCTGAAGCAGTAACATTTTTTGCAAAGTTAAGACGAGAATATCCAGATAGTTATGGAAAGATTGCTACGCACATTAGGAATGAAGGATTGCGAACTTTCTACCAGGCAACTAAACAAAAGAGTGAAGGAATGGTGAAAGGCGCACCAGATATTATTATTCCAGCAAGCGTTGCGTTCGTTTGTGAATTAAAACGACAAGATCATACACGTTCAAAATGGCAGGATGGACAGGTTGAATACCTGCTGGAAGCCCAGAAACAGGGAGCTTTCGTTTGTATTGGATTAGGTTATGTTGGAGCATATGAAGCATTTATTTTCTGGAAAGATAAAAAATCTTTACATTCTGTAAAATAAATATTATTATTTACCCAACTTAACAAGAAATACAAAGGGGAATAAGATGGCTACTAAAACTTATAGAATAGAAAACATTTCTAAAACAACAACATTGATTACTTTAGAAATTCAAGGAAAGCACAATATGGATTGCGCTGGCTGGTATATTAGAAACGGAGAAATAATTTCTAAAAGATGGGATAACCAACCAGCATACACATTATCAGCATCTAAGTTAAAAGAAGCAATACGCATTAATGGCTTTCTTAACTATCCAAATCAAGGTTTTTATCCAATCATTGCACAATAACAACCACCGCCTCAAGGACGTGGCATTAACTACAACTATAAAGAGAACGACATGAATAAAAACACAATGATAGCAATAGCATTAACAGCATCTTTTATTTCAGGTGGAGTAGCAATTAGTAAATTTTCTACTAATGACTCAAACATAATCCACAAGACTAGAAGCGGAGCATTTATTATCCAAAAGAACATCAAAGGTGAAGAGCAGATTTACCAAGTGCTAGAGTTACCTAGCAATGTCCCTTCATTTGTAGCACCAAACAAAGGTGAATTCTAATGGAAGATCAATTTGATAAAATAATAACTGATATGCGTATAGATCAGTCGCTTGGTGGCATTTTAATAGCACAAGCCTTTGTAGACTATTGCCAAGCATTAATAAACGCTCAAATCGCAGAAACAGACGGTTCTGATTTATTTGGAATGTTAGAGAATGCAACATTATCACCAAAGTACACCAGTATTAATCTTTTAGTTCAAAAGGCAATGGACTGGAAAGCTAATAACTTAATTTGCAATTCCTGAGGGGAAGCAACCACTCGCCAGCCGTAAAAAGCTGGCATTTTTTTGGATAAGATTATGAAAGACTATAAAAATAAACCAATACACACATTCACTAAGCACCAAGAAATACAAATTTGGTGTTTGATTGCAGCAGGAATTATTTTAGCTATTGAGGCATGGTTACAATGACACCAGAAGAACGCAAAGAAAAGCAAAGAGTTAGAATGTTGGAATATTATCACAGGAATAAGAAAGCTATAAATGTAAGAGTTGTTGCAAAACGTAAATCAGATAAATTGAAAGAACTAAATGTTGTTGTGAAAATAAATCAAAAGAACATAACCAAGAAAGAAATAATGGCATTAATTGGTGTTACAGCATTAGTGCTGGATAGAATTATCAAGGATAAAAAATATTGTATGCCAAAACAGGTTGCCACGCATATTGATGGCACTGTGTTGTTTAACAGAGCTGAAATAATGGAATGGTTACCATACGCTCGTGAAGCTTGCGCTTTTATTAAAAAAACTAAACCAATAAAATTAACTGGCATGGCAGCTTCAATAGTTGAGTTCATGCGTCGCAGTAAAGACATGGAATTGTATTGTGATGAAATTAGACGCAGAGGTAAAAATGCGAGAATTTGATTGGGCAGTAATGATATTAAAACTTGAACAAGAAGGTTTATCCCAAGCAGAGATTTCAAGACGAACAGGAATATCAGCAGGAACATTATCACCAATTAAGACGGAACTTAAAGAAGCTCCAAAGGGTTGGAATGATGCAATGAACTTGTTAGATTTATATATAAAAATAATGGGCAGCAATGTACCTAGAATTGGAGATTATTATGAAGATGAAGTATCCACTGCCGAATGAAAACGCACGCTGCTTAGGAAGTAACTGCGATAAGAAACAAAACTGTGCCAGATATTTAAGTATAGAAATTGATACAAAAGATCATTTTTGGCACGGAGATTTTAAGAAAGAATTAAAACAACATGAGTGTGATTTTTTTATAGATTTTAGGGGGAATTATTATGAGCATTGAAAGAGAGTTGTTAAGAAGAATATCGAGCCATAGTGAGTCTAGGATACCTCTACATTTTATTAAAGAAATTCAACAACTACTCGCCCAACCTGAGCAAGAGCCTGAGCCTCTTTTAGCAGAAACAAAGATTGAATGGTATGGGAAAGGGTTTAGACAAGGGGTCAATGAGTTTGCACCACCCAAACCCTTAACAGAAGATGTTA